TTCATCCCTCCTGTCCTGTCGTTTCGATGCAGCTCACCGTCAGCCGCCGAGGTTTGATCGGAATGTACTCAGTTGATCGACGCCTCCGACTACGTAGATGTTCGCGAAGACGTCGTACAAATATATTTGGACTCCCGCGACATATAGTTCGCAGTGATAGATACTTACTATCGATGTGGTTTCGACCATCTGATGCTGACGGAAGGTTGGAGTTCCGGCATCCTTGAAGACGCCCGTCATCAGATAGACCACTGGCAGCTGCGCGCTTCGTCCCTGGCTGGTGTACTGTTCCAGGTTTCCACGCGCCTGGAAGGCGTGGGTCTGGAATGGACTGGCCGACATCGTCAGCGTATCCGCGTCGAACGACGACCACTTGATCTTCGACTCGAGCTTTTCAACGCCGGCCCACAACTCGGCCGTTCCCGCCATCCCAAGCCCCTTGTAGTCAATCATCTTGTGCTTGGGATTGGCGATCTCGATCTCTTCGGCCCGGCCGAGCAGACCGACGCCGTCGATGTATATATTTGCATTAGTCAGTGAGTTGATCTGGATATTCATACTTTACCTCTGAATTCGGGTGCGTTAGGCCGTCGCTCCCGCCGTTGCAGTAATCGCGCTCGTCTGTCCGAGCTGCTGCAGTAATGTCATATCTATGAACGCCTCGAACGTGATTCGCTCGGCCGGTGGTGGAGGCATCACGTCGATGTCGAAGACCAGCTGCCCTGCGGCTATCTGCGTGGTTGGATTTTCTGCCGGGTCGAAGCTCGCTGCTCCTGCCACCAGTGCGCCGCGCTGAATCAGCGATCTGATGAATGCGTTCGCGCTGGCCAGGATCGCGTCGATTAGAGCATTCGAGATCGGCTGGTCGATGAACTGCAGCATCGCGAGTTCCAGCGATTCCTCGATAATGTCCATCGTTCGGCGCACCGAGATAAAATTGTCCGGCGCAGTGGATGTCGGATACGCCGAACTCCGGTTCCCCCAGACTCGAAGGCCGGTGCCGAACGCGTTGAACACTGTCACGATTCCCGCCGCATTCAGATTATTGGTGTCTGACGACGCATCGACGACGGACGCGTAAAGTTGAACGTCAGGCCCCAGCATTCCATCGACCGGTGTGTTGGATGGCGACCACCAGTAACCCTGCGCCAGGTCTTTGGCCGCGATCGCTCCCGCCACCCATTGCGAATATGGTGCAACCGCGTTCGCGTTGAATTTCGAGGTCAGCGGCAGCCCGGAAGGGTTGAGCATGACGCCGCTGGGAACGATTCCGGTGTCGTAAAAGACTTCCTGCGGGTAGCAGAGGACGATGCGGTTGCTTGACGTCGCGAAGGTGTTTCCGGTCACTCCGCGATTGGTCACGGCGGCCGCCGCCGAAGTCGCGGGCGGTGAATCGACCAGTGCGACAGCGCGAACCTTGGTCGCCATCGCCGCCAGAGCGGTCGCAACGCTTGCATCCTGTGAGTAGCCCGGCGCGATTAGAATCTTGGGGAAGAAGCCCATCGTTCCATAGGTCGTCTGAAACGCTTGCATCCCCGTGTACACGCCGCTCGTGATTGCCCCAATCACGTCGGAGTCCGCCACCTTTGTCGGATCGGCGTAGTCGAAGGCGATCAGCACGCTCGCGCCAGCACTGATATGTCCGCCGGAGCCTGTCGGTACGATCGTAATCGCGCCATTCACCGCATCGAGCGTATAGTCAGTAGCCGCGACGTATGTAGTACCGGCGGGATTACTAGTGACTACTACATTGGAGACACCCATGTGCCCGAGGCTGATAGCTCCCTGGGTGTTGAAGGTGAATGCGCTCGCGGTCAGGGCGGTGAAATGTATGTTCGGATTGAAGACGTTGACTACGATCGCTTGTCCGGCGCCCTGCGCCTGGATGGCTGCGAGTGCGTATGGGATCGAGTAGCCGCGAACCAACGGTCCAAAGTTTGCGGCGTCGAGTGACGACGAAACCAGCGCGGGCGTGTTAGGCATTGCTGCGACCGACGGCGATTCCACTGCCCATGCCGGCGCCGTCCCCACCAGTCCTATCACCGCCGACTTGACGACGGTGACGGGCACCGACCCGATGGATACTTCGATTACTTCGACTCCGTGTAAGAAACTCGCTGGCATGTATCACCTGTTACTCAGTTGGAAAGATTCCGGACTAGTTAGTTGGTTCGGTTTGTCCTGCCGTCGCGATAACTTCGTCTGCGTATGAGTATGCGATCTGGACTGTCTCGCCGGCGGAGATTGATCCGCCTGCGATCGCGCTGACTATTCCGTTGGCGCGATCGACTGAGTAGTCGGTGCCGAGGATAAGCGCCGCGCCGCTGGAGTTCAGGACGCTCATTGCAAAGACGTTGCCGTGCGGAAGTTGGACTTGCAGATTCGAATTAAAAGTATAGGGGGCAGATCCGAGGGTGATTGCAGTTTCTCCTCGATCTTCGACTGCGATGCCTTTGATGAAGAGCGGGAAGTCGTCCGGCTGCGAGGCTTCTAGAGCTATCGTGCTGAGCGCGAAGGTCGTCGAGTAGGTCCAAACGCCGCCTTGCTTGTCGCGTTTGATGAACTTCTCCTGCACCGGGTACATCTTGCGGCAGCCCGGGATGCAGAATCCGGTCAGGGTTGCGCGAATGCTCTCGAGGATTGCGTAAGCGCCGGGGCTTGGGCCGGATGCGTCGCTGCCGACTGCCCAGCCGAGGTCACGGACCATCACTGAAATGTCGAACTCGAGTGTGCGTTGCTGGATTATTGCTGCGGTGTCGAGTTGTTCGCCGAATTGCGAGCTTTTGTACATCACGAGGGCTGCGCCCACGCGATGGGTCATGCGCCAGGTCTCGGGGCGGTCCGGGTAGTGGGCGATTTCGATTGAACTTATCTGCGATTGGAGCTGATCGACGATCGCTTCTTCGATCGATGCGATATCGACCGGGGTTGGCGGCGTAAAGACTGCGCCGTTCCATGGCGCGTCAAGTATTACTCCCATCTCAGTAGCCCTTCAGGTTGCCGCGGTTGAATACGCGGTCCGGTGCGCAAACTGTTTCGACGGTGTCGGATGCGGCGGGTGGCTCGAGGTCGTCGGCTGAGAGGCCGAGCGTTAGTTCGCCGGCCGCTACTTTGGTTAGCATCGCGATGGCGTCTTCGTAGCGTTGGCGGGCGTCGGCGAGGTCGTGCAGGGGGCGCAGCGACTGCAGGCGGTACATCGCGATGTCGGTGGTCAGACGGTTGAGGACGGCCGGCGGGTCTGCGAGGGGGAGAGCGAAGCGACCTTCGATGTAGCCGTCGATTTCGGCGGAGGCATCGGCGAGGGCCTGGGTCAACGGTGTGTCGTTTACGGTAGTTGCGGCCGGATCTTCATTAGTCAGTTGGACCAGATCCCGATTGGGGTATCGGTTAATCATGTCCTGGGCGGCTGCGTAACTCATGGTTGAGACCTCGAAGGCCTCGCCGCGGACGCGAGGCTGGTGGCCTGCGCCCGCGACGAGTGGACACGCCCGTCGGCAGCGCGGGCAGGAGGAAGACCCGCGGCAGGCCGGCTCACAAAAAGTGGATTCATCGCCGCGCGCCTACGCGAGGAACTCGCTGACGATGAGGTCGGCGCTGTTACGCCAGATGTTCGAGGTGGCGACGCCCGAACTGGCGCCGGCGCCCGCCATGAACTCGGAGTTCAGTAACTGGCGCGCGACTTCCTCGAGAGTGGGCGGGACCAGCAGGTAAACGCCGGTGCGGCTCGAAAGCGCGCCGAACGGCTGTCCGCCGTCGGTTTTGAACGCGCGCATCGCAGCGCGCACAGCGCCGTAGTTGGCGGGATTGCTGAGATCGGTGTTGCTGGCGTAGGCCAACTGCCACAGGCCGACGCCGGTGTTGGCGCGGCCGTCGACGCCGTAGCGGAATTCGCGGCGGTTGAAGACGCCTTCGTCCGCGATATTGGTCATGCGGGTGACCGCGTATTCGCGCCGGAGCTGGAAGATGAATGGGCGAATGACGCGCGAGGCGTCGATGAGGTACCAGTACGCGCCGGTGCCGCTCGAATTGATATTGGCGGCGGTGGTGTCGGCCTGCCCGAGAAGGCCGACCGGGTGACTGGCCGAGAAAAACGGCACGCCGTCGAAGCCGACGACATCGCCGGGGTTGGCGGTCGCATCCTTGATCATCGCGAACAGGAGCATGTCGGGATGGACCTTGGTGTCCCATCCGAGCTGCTCGATGATCGGCTCGTAGGCGCCGTAGGTATCGTCTTCGATATCGTTGCGATCGATCGCGACGGTATCTTCGAAATTTCGATTGACGATCGTGTAGGCATGGGTTTCGAGCGCCTGGATTACCCTTTCGCCCAGCCATTCGCGGAACCTGGTGGTGCGGCCGAGCCATGGATAGGTAGTCTGGCGTGAGGCGGAGTGGATGACGCTGCTGATTTGCTCGTAGTAGGACGGCGGTTTCTCGAACCCGCGCTGGAAGACGACGTCGAAGCCGGTGAACAATGAGGTCAGATTCGTTGCGCTGATTTCCATCTAATTCTTCCTCGTCTCCATTTTTGGGTTGCAGGGTTTCATCATGCCGTCACGGTGGCCTGGTGCCAGAAATCGACCCAGACCTGGCCGCTCGGATCGATCGCGACTACAGTCCCGGCCGCGGCGTATTGCTGGACGGTCGCGCCGCTGGCGCGATCGTTGGCGGTGACGTTGTTGTCATCGAGGGCGAAGCAGATGAGTCCGAGCTGGGCGGCGGCGACGGAGCCGTCGGTCGCGTAGAGGAACACGCCCTTGCGCGCGGTGATCGAAATGGCGCCGGCCGCGCCCGGGTTGTTAATCGCGTTCTGCCCGGGAACGCCGTGGAGTACGTATTCCGCACGGCCGACGACTCTGAGCGGGTTGGCGGTCGTGGTGGTTGCCGAGGCGGGCACGGCGTTGCCGGCGGGGTCGAGGGCGACGATGCCGCCGAGGTAAACGTTGGTGTTCGCCTCGACCGGGAAAACGCGCATCCTGCCGCCATCGGCCATCTCGGGCGTATTTCGCGCATTGGTTAGAGCCGCCATCTTTTCACCCTTGTTGATGCGTGCGCGCGGCGGATTGGCAGCCGCGCGAGGCGCAAGTTAATCCTGGTTGTTTCGCAAATCGGCGTTGCGGACTTCCGCATTGCGGAGATCGGCGTCGCCGCGATCGAGGCTCAGAAAGTCGGCGCGTCCGCGCTTGCGGCGGACAAAGTCGGAATGTTTGAGGCCGAGCTGCGCGCAGATGGTGAGCTCGGAAGTGCTCAGTGCGCTTGCGCGGCGCGAGGCCGGCGGTTCACCGGCGAGGCCGAGGTTGTCGCCGATGATAGACGGCTGTTTGGCGGCGAAGGTCTGGAAGCCGCGGGCGTCGGCGGCGCAGTAGGCGATGGCCCATTCGCGCTGGGCGGGTGCGATTTTGCCGCCGCGGATGGCCTCTTCGACGGTACTGGCTGCGCGATCGCGCGAGCGCTCGGCCTTGAGCGCGTTGAGCTCGGTGAGCGCGC